CGACAGCATGGTTCAGTTCTTCAATGGTCAACTTGAAGTTCCTGAAGGACAGCTTCTCTTCATTCCCTTCGATGGTAGCATCCCCGACGATGCCAGTGCCGGTCAAAGGCAGCCGGATGCCGAAGGTCACTTCATCCCCTTCCCCCTTCGCGAGGTCCGTGTTAATCTGGACCACAGCATCTTTTCCCGTCCCGGTCAGATAGTTGAATTCAACCCCAGGAAGAATCACGGAGAAAAGATCTCTTGCCCATTTCTTCCTGGTCAAGGCATCATTCGTCAAGATCTTGGTTTGCTAGGTACTTGGTGTAGATATCTTCTGGAACCTTGTGCAGTTCAGTCTCGGGCATAGCGTCGATCTTTGCTGACGTCCACCCCGCGCCCTTTACCTTTCCGTCATCTTGCACAGAAGCAATACTGCTCGGTGCCTTGGGTTTTTCTTTCTCTTTTCCCGCGTCAGTCTTTCCTGCTGCGCTCGTGTCTTGGCCAGCCTTCTTGACGAACTTAGGATGGTACTCCTTGATGAGACCATAGAGATATTTATAAGGATTTTTCTGACTCCACACAAACTTCTCGACGGAAAGAGAGGCTGTGTGGTAGTCCATGCTCTGATCCTTTGCTACCTGTTTCGTGGCTGCGTCCAGGATGTCTGAGATGTTGCCATCGGAACAGACTTCCAGAACGTCGCTATAGCGCTTACTCTCGGACATGACATCTAACTGCATGTCGAAGATACTGTCTTTACTGTCATGAATGGCCTTGACCTCTTGCTCCAGGGTCTCGACCTCCGAGGGCTTTGCTTCAGCCTTAGCCTTCGGCTTTACCTCGTCTTCGTCGTCATCGTCTTCGACTGGTTCCTTCTCTACAGTCTTTGGTCTTGAGAGTCTATTAAGCCTGCTCTCCAGTCTTGCATTCTGCCGCTTCTGCTCCAGCAGCATCTGCCGCATTTCTTCGTTGCTCTGCTTGAGCTGATCCAGTTCTGATGGTCCCTCGTCCTTGGGCGTCTCAGATTCCTTCTTCTCGTCAACAGGGTCTTTAACATCATCGTCCCCGCCTTCGATCTTCCCAGCCAACGCACTTTCCAACTCGTCAATCTTTACTTCTGCTGTTTCTGTCATTGGTTTTCTCCTTTGCCTTTTGTTTGTTAGCGTCCGTCTGGGCGCCTAACTTCAAGAGTTCAAGCTTGTATTCTCTGTCAGCCTGCTCTTGTTGAAGCTGTTGTTGCTGTTCCCAATAGGCTTGCACCTGCTGTTTAACGCTAAAGGGAATGTTCATGTACTCAAGCATTACTGTCGGAGGAATAGTATTCGGGTTGTTATGTGCGAACTCCGCAAGCAACGCTGCGATCATCATCCTGATGGATGTTGTCTCCGTGATCTCGTCAGCCTCGATGTCATATTCGATTGCTGTGACATCGTTAAAGCCCTGGTTTCCTGGGTTCATCTGACTGTTGATCTGCATCACTTGGATGCCCTTCTGTCCAGTGATTCTGATCCATTCAGGCTCTGTGACGTATTGCTGGATTAAGGTCATCAGGAGTTTAGTCTCCCTGAACCTCGAGATCCTGAAATTGTCAAAGAGAACGTAGAGGACTGCGAAGCTAGTCTGCTGCCTTGCCCTAAGTGTGCTAGTCGCTTCTCTCGAAGACGTTTCAATCCCCATCAAGTCATCGTGGATTCCAGACGCACTCTTGATAGCGTTCAGGAAGATCCCGATCAGTTGTTGGTAGACCTGAGAGATCGCTCCCTGTGTCTGGAACTTCACCTTGTCTATCATTCCACGAGCAATTTCCATGTGAAAGTTAGGTTCGGCGCTGTGTTGCTCGTAGCGTTCCAGGTCTATAATAGCCCCGGTTTCGTGGAGCAGGATACCTTTCGGGAGTGTCTGGAGCAAGTAAACAAGCTGCCGCATCAGTGTGTTGAGGCTTCGCTGAGGGTCCTTGATAGTCTCAATCACCGAGAGCCAAGTATTGTTGTTATCATCCTTGTAAGCTCCATAGAGAATCCCCGGGAAGCCATCCCAGTTCAATGGACTCTTCTCCCTGACGATGACAATCCCTCCTGAGAAGATGGTATAATAGACCCATTTCTTGAAGCTCTTCTTAACAGAGGAAGCTTCCCATTCCTGGAACTGCTCGGATGTCATCTGGAAAAGCTGCTGCCCCTGCTGGTCCAGGGGTATTCCCTGAATGACTGCTTTCTTGAAGTTCAAGAAGTCTTCTTTGATCAGGCCCTCTTCCCTTCCAGAGATTGGATTGATAAACCAGTAAGTCTCGAGCAACTTGAAATACCAGCACTCCATCAGGCGATAGAGATCCCGCGCTTCGTTCCAGAAGGAAAGTCCATCAGTCCCTGTTGCTGTGTCTTTCAGCTCTTCAACGTCATGACCCTTCGGAACTCTCCTAGCCAGTTCCTCTTCCGAAACCCACTTCTCCAGGAAGATAAATCTGTGATCCCCGTCGTTCGTCAGGTTCATCGTGACAGCATTTGGGTCAAGGTAGAACTGGTCTCCTCTCCAGCGCTTACTCTTAATGGCATACTTGAAAGGGTTGCTGTCGTCAATCCAGAACCAGTGGAGGCTTCGTCCTGACTTGCAGGTGTGTTCAAAGCATTTGTTTCTTTTCCTTGTTATCTCTAGCTTCTTCTGATAGTGAAACAAAACCCCGTTCATCACTTCAGTCAAAGCCTCATCCTCCGCTCCAACAGGAACAGCAACTGACGTGGTGGGAGCCTGCGCTGCCATACCAACGAGCATGTCCACTTTTGGCTTAGTCTCATTGAAGACAGGATAGGGCCTGTTCTGTGCTTCGAGAAGCTCTATGACCTCAGCAGTGTCCTGTGTTCCAGCGTAGAACTCGTAGCTCTCAACAGCCTTCTTCCTGTACTCGGACTCCGGGGTGCTAGCTTCACAGTCCCGTAGCCATTGCAGAATTTTCTCGTGTTCCTTGTCAGTCGTGGATTCTACCATTCTATACTCCAGTCCAAGAGTGTTTCTTGATGGAAGCTAGGATTCCTGTTCCAGGAAGACTTCTTCTCTTCTTCTTCTCTTTGTCCTTCTTGACCTTTCCCCACACGTGCTGCGAGAAGAGATAGAAGTATTCCGTGATAGCAAGAGCATCTGCAATATTCGGAGAGGCGACGCCGCGTTTCTTGGCATCCTCTTTTGATTCGACTTTGATGGCACTCCCCTTGAACCCGTAGCGAAGGGAGGCTAGTTCGTTTGCAAGTTCCTGGCCTAGGTTCAGGGTCATCCCTTTCAGCGTGACTTCAACGTCCGGAAAGCTATAGCGAGTGTGCATACAGTTCTCTCGCATAATTCCCCAGAGCTCGTCCCGAAGTCTAAAGTATTTCTCCGGCGCGGAGGATGCCCAGGTAGTGTTGACAGGCTGGACTATGCGACGACCGAGACCCCGGGTGTCCTGGTGATGCCAGTCAATCACTCCACCACCCACACCTATCTCGTCTATCCCAACACCGTCAGCTTCGTTATCCGTGAAGGGAATGATAATTCTCTGCGCCAGCTCAATAGTGTTCATCCCGTTGTAGGTGATCCAAGGGTCTATCCTCATCCCTTGCCTGGGCAAAATCACCGAGTCATCGTCCCCGTAACGAGCCACGTCCACGCCCAGATAAGTAGGCCACTCAGGGTCAACTTCCACGATATTTCCAACACACTGTTGCGACCAAGACAGAGGAATATAAGTATTATCATCATCAAGAGGGGGATTTCCTTCAACACGAATTCTCCAGACATTTGTTCCCTCCCCATATTTGTTCCTGAAATATTCGATCATTTCAGGAGAAACATTCTCACTCTTTCTGGAATCCCAATGCAGCTTAGTCCAGCTCTTGCTCAGCTTCGGCTCGAAGTGTGTCTCGTGAAAGTACCCTGTATTCTTAGTCGGGTTCCCAATAAGTAAGCTTCTATTATCCTCCTGCGTCATAGCTCCTTCGAGTGGAACATAGACTGGATCAACCACACCAGAAGCCTCGTCAACAACAATAAGAAGATGCTCAGCGTGAAGGCCAGCAAGTGTCTCGGCCTGTTCCTCTTTTGAAGCTTTTGCGCTAGGGGAAATTGCACGGCACCACCATTCTTTCGGAGCATCCTTGTGGAAGATCTTGTCCTTCTGCACTACAAACTCATCCTGGAAGATAGACATCCGGTACCACTTGTGAAGCTCAGACCAGAGAACGTCAGAGAGCTGATGTGCTGTGGGCGCGGTACAGGCGACTTTCGGGTAGGGCCTCGTGGTCATAAACCACCAGATGGCCCAGGAAGCGAAGGCGTCTTTCCCGGTTCCATGCCCTGACCTGATGGAGATTCTCTTGCTTTCTCCCAGGACCTTGAGGCCCTCTAGCTGCTGCTTCGAAGGCCCGTTCTTCGGCACCTTGCTCCAGTCAAAGGCCTCCATGACGAACAGCAAAGGACTGTCATGCCAGGCTTTTAGCTTCTCTAGGATGTTCTTGTTCAAGACTTTTTCTTCCCTTTAGTTGCCTTCGCCTTCTTCTCTTTCAAGTCCTCTTCAAGCGCCTTCCTAATCATCTCATCCCGTAGTTTCTTTCCCATGGCTTCCAGTACCTTTTCATTTTGTGAAGGACAGTAGAGCTACTTCTTTACTTTTCTTCCAAGAGAGATGAAAGAAACGATTCGTCTTGCAACACCGACATAGTTTACATACTTGTCAGGAATCATCCCTGCTACCAGGTCCAGAATTGCAATCCCTGCCAGGAGCAAAATCTCCACATTGTCAGTCGTGATTTCCATTTCTTTTCTCCTTTCAACCAAGCCATCGTGTTTGCTGTTGTCTTACATCAACATGAGTAAAGGTACCGTACCTACCAATTCCATATCTGTCAGAATATCTGTCTTCCAGGAAATCTGCCACCGCCGCTGGAGCAAGTTGCAACTTCTGCCAGTAAAGCCAAACCCGAATGTCAGCCGCGATTCCCTGAACGTGTTTTGACTTCGGAGCACCACCGACTTTCTTGTTGTGCTCTTGACACCGACAACCAGAGAGAATCTCAATCCCTGGATATTCTGGATGACCACTGAGCAACTCCACTCTAAGGTCCTCCAGAACAGTCAGGAGTTCAACATCAACAGCGGAAAACCCACAGCCACACTTACAAGCGAACTCA